CCGCGACCTGGCTTCTCTGCTCTTGACCGGAGGGCCTCGCAATGAGCCGCGAGTTCTACCGTGTTAGCATTCACAAGCCGTTCTTCAGCGAGCGGCGCTGGGCTGCTGGGATGCCGTCCAAGATCAGAACAGAAGCTGATGTTGAGCGATGTTCTCTCTATTCGGGGCCGAACGTTGCAGCCGCTGTTGCGGCTCTCCGGCAGGCGTTCCCCGGAGAAGTGGTGACGGTCTACTGATGACAATCATCATGGGCATCGATCCAGGTATCTCCGGCGCCGTCGCGTTCTACTTCCCTATGGTGCCAAGCCGCATCTCGGTTGATGACGTGCCCGTGGCCGGCGGCGAGATCAACACCTACGAGCTTGCGCGGTTGATCAAGATCCACAGGCCGACGCTTGCCGTCATTGAAAAGGTGGGAGCCATGCCCGGCCAGGGCGTGGTCTCCATGTTCAATTTCGGGCGCTCCTATGGCGACGTTCGCGGCGTTATCGGCGCGATGGAGGTGCCGCTGCATTTCGTGACGCCGCAGAAATGGAAGAAGCACTTCGGCCTCTCATCCGACAAGGAAGAAAGCCGCTTGCGGGCTATCCGGTGTTTCCCGGCCGTAGCTGAACGGATGAACCTCAAGAAACACGATGGTAGAGCCGAGGCGGCTTTGCTAGCTCTCTATGGCGCGGAAGTTCTTTTGAAGGTGGCAGCATGATCGGGTTCAAGCGTCATTCGCCCTCGAGTTTGAATCTCTTCGCGGCTTCGCCCGCCATGTTCGTTTTGGAAAAGATTCTCGGTCATCGCCAGCCTGTCGGCTCGCCAGCCCATCGCGGAACGGCTGTGGAGGATGGTGTTACTCATGGCCTGATGAACCCTGATGCGCCGCTCGCGGAATGTGCTGCTGTCGCCTTCAAGAAGTACGACACCATCACGGCGCTCTCGATCGACACGCGCCGCGAGGAATACCGCGAAACTATCCCCGCTATGGTGGATAGCGCGCTCTCGGAGCTGAGGCCATACGGCGTCCCGAATGATTGTCAGGGGTTTGTGGAGTGGAAGCCAGAGGGTTTGAAATTCCCAATCGTAGGGTACTGGGATTATCACTGGCGTGAACACAACATCACGATCGACTTGAAGACGACCGAGAAACTGCCGTCCGCAGTGAAGGTTCCTCACGCTCGCCAGATTTCTCTCTACGTCACGTCCAACAATGCCGACGCTCGCATTTGCTACACGACGCCGAAAAAGAAGGCGACATATCGCGTTGATAACATCGACGCACATCGCGCGGCTCTGCACCAGATGGCGCTTCGTTGCGAAGCCTTCCTGGCGCTGAGCGAAGATCCTGCATTCTTCAAATCAATCACGCTGCCCGACCTGGAGTCGTTCTACTGGAATGGGCCGCCAGCGCGGCAGCTTGCCTTCGAACACTGGAACATCTGAATTCCCGATAACGGGAGTGGCACGGCCTCGGGCCTGATCGAGGCAACCATGGAGAACTACAAAATGTCAGTCTTTGGATTTTCGACCGAACCGTCTACTGGCGGCGACTTCATGCCCATCGTGAAATATGACGCCCGCGCTGGCCGTCTGTTTCGCATGGACCGGACGGATACTGGCAATGGTTTTGCCAACGATGCCGTCGATATCACCGCATCGTTCAAGGCCATCGTTGACTTCGAAAACATTGAGGTTGGCTGGATCGACTTCCCCGCTGGCGCCGCCCCGAACTTTGCTCTGGTACCCATGGGCAACCAGCTCCCTGATCGTCCCAGCCCGCGCCACAAGAACGGCGTGCGCTTTGTTCTGAAACTCGCCAAGGACTGCGGCGGCGCCAAGCCCATCCGCGAGATCGCAGGGACATCCAAGGCGTTCCTGAGCGGCATTGAGGCTGTCTTCACTGCCTACCAGGCGGAGAAGGCTGCGAACGCCGGCAAGCTCCCCGTGATCGTCCTGGAGAAGACGACGCCGATCAAGAGCGGATCCGGCGAGAAGCAATCCACCAACTATCAGCCGACCTTCAAAATTTCCGGCTGGGCTCCGCGCGGCGATCTAGTGTTCCAGGCCAAGGGTCATGCTGCTCCGGCGTCTTCGCCGGGACAGACCCCTCCGGCCACGGGTTCGACCAAGGTTGATCCGCCCGGCCAGAAGCAGACCGAGATGGCCGGCGCCGACGACTTCGGCTGAAACCTGGCGGGGCCAGGAAGGCTGCAATCCAACCTGACCCCTACACCCCGAACCAGGTAGAGAGCCTAAGAACGAAGGTGCCCCGTGGATCTAGCTGAAAAGAGCAGGCTGGAAAAGCTCCTCGGGATGCTCGGATCGTCGTTTGATGGTGAAAGGGCGAACGCTGCGCGCATGATCGCAGCAATGGCAGAGAAGAAAAAACTGACCATTGTTGACCTGATCTATGGCGTCAGCAGCGCTCGCCCTCATCCTCAGCCGAGCGCCCCATCTTGGGGGAGCAGCAAATCCAGGACAATGCTTCAGGCGTTGTCCGATATCGCCGCCAACTCAGATCAATTCGAGTTCGTCTTGACTGAGTGGGAGTGTCAATTCGCAAAAGATGTGTCGAGTAGGTACGCGTATGATTATGAACTCAGCGAAAAGCAAATCGTCATCGTCGAGAAGATACTTAAAAAGGCTGGTCGTACCGAATGATGGCAAATGCTTTAGAGAACTTCGACGCCGACTTTGCGGGTCCGGGCGATTGGGCAGCGATGTACCGCGCCTGCGGCCTGCAAGTTATTCCCTGTTTCAACCCGGATGAAGTCTCGGTTGGAGTTTCATGGAAACGGCCTCGGCTTTCGGAATGGACGACGCTTCAGGAAAATTTAATTCCTGATGCGTCGTTCGACCGTTGGTATGGGCGCGGCGGTGAATATGCGTCCCGCCAGAACATGGGTATCCTGACGGGACATGCCTCCGGGAATGTGTTTGTCATTGATATTGACGACCAGAAGGGGCCATCCGCTGGCAATTGGTGGCTTGGCGTTCTCGCTGAGCACAATAGCGGGATCGAACCGGAGACATGGCGCCAGCGCACTGGCGGCGGAGGTCGGCAGATCCTGTTCAAGGCGCGGCCGGACTGGCACGCACCTACCAACCGAACGCCGATCGGCGTTGACATTCGCGGGCAGGGCGGATTCGCCGTTATGCCTAGTTCGCTTCATGAATCCGGCCGGCACTACGAATGGTTCGCTGGCTGCGCCCCCTATGAAATCGAGATAGCGGTCGCCCCTGAGTGGCTACTGTCGGCCGTCGAGAAGCTGGTTGAGCAATATGGCGGCGACAAAGGAGGAGGCCAGCGGAAAGCTGAGCAGACCTCGTCCCCAGGAAACGACTTCGACAATTTCGGCAATCGGGTTGACGGTCGTGAATCGGAAATGCGCGATGTGGTTTGGCGTGCCGTGCTCGAGTGGTACCGCGACTGCCCTATCAAGCCAGAGGAGAGTGAGTGGAGGGCGCGCGCCGAAGCCGTCTACCTGACATATGAGAGCGGCGTCAAAAGCCGTCTGGAGGGGACGAATAAGACTGAATTGCTAGAGCGCGAGGGGCGCGGGCCATCCGCGTTCTGGGATAAGTGGCGCCGTGAGATGGCGAAGTGGGGCAGTCCCAAGATGGTTGCTGAGGCGGCCAAGCCCAATCCTAACCAGCATGACGAACAGCCGCGCGACCACGAAGCCGAGTTCGAGACCGCATCCGCCAAGGCTGAGGAGCAGGCAAAGACCGATCCGGGTGCGCTGTTCGAATACCTGAATGTCTCTCAGATCAAGAACATGCCAGACCCGGAATGGCTGGTCTCTGGCCTCGTAATCGAGCAAGCGCTTGGCTTCATCTATGGCCCCCCAGGATGTCTCAAGACATTCATCGCGCTCGGCATGGGGTTGTCATTTGCGGTCGGGATGCCGGATTGGTGGGGTCGTACAATCGAGCGGCAGGGTGCCGTCGTCTACATCTCGAGCGAAGGCCAATCCGACCTGAAGTTCCGTATTCAGGCGTGGGAGCAAAAGAACCAGGTTCTGTCCGACGACAGCCCGTTCTACCTGATCCGGCAGACCATCAACTTCATGAAGGCGGATGACGTGGGCAAGCTGCTTGCCACGGTGCAGGCGATATCGACTATTGCCGGCGTCAAGATCGCCGCCGTGTTCGTCGATACCGTCAGCCGCACGCTGCCCGGCGCCGACGAGAATCTCCAGAAAGACATGACGCTGTTTGTGGCGGCCTGCGACGCCGTCAGGCTGCGCTTTGGGGCCACTGTGATTGGGGTGCACCACACCAGCCGCAACGGCAACATGCGCGGCTCTACGGTCTTCCCAGGGGCTGGAGACTTCCTTGTGGAGGTCAACCGGGAGGAAGGCGCCATGCATGGTTCCATCAAGGCCACCAAGATCAAGGCGGCTGAGGACGGTTGGGAGCAGCATTTCAAGGTCGAGCAGATCCAGCTCGCCGATATCGGCGGCCACAAGTCTCTGGTGGTCGAGCCAACCGATGCACAGGCCCCTCAGGAGCGCCAAGGGTGGCCAGACATCACCATGTGCCGACGTGTGAAGAACTTCATTGGCGAGGCGTGGGACAGCGGCAACCCGCTCTCTAATTCGATCCTGACAAAGGCCTCAGGACGCTACGCGCCGGCCATCCTTGCCAAGCATTTTGATCTCGATATCGGGCTTGTCCAGATGATGCTCCAGCAATGGTTGGAGGTCCGTCCGGCCGTTCTGTCCGAGGAAATTTCGAGCGCCAAAACGAAGAAAAAAGGTCTCAAGGTAGTAGGGGAAATCGGATGAAAATAGACCGGCGGAGGTTGGCGGAAATAGGCGGAAATACCCCAGCTAAGTCATTGATATTGCTTGGCGGAGGTATTTGGCGGAAGGGCGGAAATACCCCAGCTAAGTCATTGAAATCGTTAGAGGCGGAAGCGGAGGTATTCCCCCTACTACGTAGGGCGCCGCTCGGGGCGGCGCACCAGCTTCGTATCAATCGCGGGTCGATCTGATGGCACAAGCAAAGCTGGCACAGGCGGACACCCGTCCTCTCGGCTCAGAGCACTCATGGGCTCGGACCAACGGCACCTACATCTCCGGTCGCGCCTACATCGATGGCGCCGACGAGACCGCTTCCGAGATGGAAGCCAAATGGGGGGCCGATCGTCTGAGGCTCTTGGTGCCCCCGGACCTCCGGGAGAAGTTCGACCGGCAACGCTACCTGCTCAACCAGGCAATCTGGCATGGCGAGCTGGAGGACGTGCGCCGGGAGTCGGGCAGGATGGTCAACGCCTGGCTGGCGCTCGACCGCACGGCGACCGAGGCAGGCAAGCAGCCGCTGCCTCCGGCTGTATGGGAGATTGCGCTTGGCGATGGCAGCGTGGCTGCGATCGTACCTGACCACGCCCGCGCCGCCATGGTGAACGGGGAGGGGCGGCAGGTAGCGGTCTACACCCTCGACGAGATCGCGCGGCTGCTGACGAACTACCCCGAGGTGGCCAAGGCCAAGCTGGTCTTTCCGGGAGCTACGGTGACTGAGGTAAGGCGTTCTGTGAGTGATCCGTTGAGTGAGGTCTGGGATACGAAGGAAGATTTGAACGATCCAATCGACGACGTCGGTTGAAGCATCACACACGGGGCAAGCATCACATGGCACGACCTAAGCGCCGGCAACCATACGACCCTAACGTGCACGACCGCCGCACGACGGATCTTCTTCGCAACGCACAGGTGGCACCAATCGAGGTGGATGATCCAATGGAATTGGGCGGAAAGCTTTTGCTGATGCGCTCGACTCGAGACGACCCTTTGGCCGAACTGCACGCTCGAGGCCAGATCGATCAGGCGCAGTACGAAAGCGGTCGGGCTTTCCAGGAAGATTTCGAGACTGCGGAGCGCGGTCCGCGAGCAATCGATCCGTCCAAGGAAGCTGTTGATGGAGGGTTGATGCCAGAACCCATCACAGAAGCCCAGCGGAAGGCAGCCAAGCAGTTGGCGTGCGTGTACCGTGCATTGGGGCAGGACGGCTCAGCGCTCGTCCACGAGGTCCTGGTGCACGGTAAGACGCGGGCTCAGATTGCCGAGGCGCGCGGATTGGCTGGCGAGCGTTGGGAGAAATACTTCGGGATGCGTTTTCGAGAGTGTTTGGATTGCTTGGCTCTCGTTTACGGATTTGCAATGCGTCCGTAGTTGCACGGATATACGGGTCCTGCAAATCAGGGTACATTTGCCATCGTCGCAAGAATCATAACCCGCCCGGAGAAATCCGTTGGCGGGTTTTGTGTTTTAAAGTTCGCGCGCCCTCAAGCTAACCGTTGAGCTACGCATCTCCCCTGCTGCGGGCGCTTTTGTCCCGAGAGCTCCAATCTGCTGAGCGGCGCGCGAAACCCATAGGAGCCAACATGACCGCAGAACAGATCAAGTTGCTCGCCCAGATGCTCAAGAACGGGCAGGCGAAGCTGGTTGAGCAGAAGGACGGCAAGCTCGTTCCCGTGAGCCTGATCTAATGTTCTTCCCCGTCCCTGATTTTGGGCCGATCGTTACCGCGATTGAGTTCCTGTTCTGGGGCGGCACGTTCGCTGCCGCGTTTGCGGCCGGCTACATCGTAGGTGGGATTTGGCGGCGATGACCGCAAAGATCCTCCAACTCCGAGACTTCAAGCGCCGGGAAGAGAACGACGCTGACCTGGTCCGCCTCGCGAAAGAGGTCATGGGACTAATCGACACGGCGCCCTGCGAGATGCCGCCGGTTCAGCCGGTCTATACCGCGCCTGAAAACGACCCTGCTTAGCGTTGACGACCTCAAGGGCCTGATTGGTCCGGTTATCCTGTCCGAATTCGAAGGCCGCACGTTAATGCCCATTCAGGACATCATCGAGTTTCTGAAGCCTGATGTACCTGGTGCTGATGGCCTTTCGATGACCTACGCGGCGAACGGCAACCAGATATTCCACATCGGCGACCGATCGGTTGAAGTAAGCCCCATGGCGTCGAACGACGAGATAAAAGCCGCATTCGTAAACCCCTGGATTCCGACAGCGAACACCAAAATGAGCATCACCGGCGCAAACTCACTGAAGGCCAAGTTCGAGGCCGCAAAGCAACGCAAGGCCGCCATTGAGGCGAGGGTTGAGACTGCCCTGACCTCGTACAATGGGGCGGCTGACATTGCCGAGAGCGCGATCAAGAGCCTCGAGGACGATGCTGCGGCGCTTCAGGCCGAGGTGTCTGGATTTACCAATGGGGCGCCGGAGTAGGGCCATGGAAGAGCAGAAACAGAAGCTCCGAGATATGGCTGATGAGTTAGATGCTCAAGTTGCCTCTCTCGCTGGGAATATAGATCGGCTCCCGCGCGAGTTCCAACAGGCGATCGCTCGTCTTGAAGAGGCCGCTATGTGGATTCGAAAAGCGATCGATAAGTTTTAGCGCATGAGCATTGTAACAGATTTCAAATCGATCCGTAAGAAGCTCGAAAGGCAAGAGCAGAAGGCGGAGTTCGAGGAGAAGAACCCGAAGCCTGTTGAGACGGCAATGTACGGCTGGCCATATGGCGCATATGCCATGGCAGCCTCCGAATTTAACGAGGCCGCCCGCAAATTCATGGCCGGCAACAGTAGAGGATTCAATCTGCCCGACGTTCGGGGTCAGATCAAGGCAAATGGCTAAAACCCCTACCGAAATTCGATCTTTGGCGCGCGCTCATACTGAGGAAGCGATCAACTGTCTTGTGGGCGTCATGCGTAACAGCACCAATGACAGCGCCAAGGTCTCTGCGGCCGAAAAGCTGATGGACCGAGGATGGGGCAAGGCTGCTCAGCCCGTTGATGGTGACGGCGAGGGTGGTGCCATTCAGCTTGTCCACCGCATTGAGCGCGTGATTGTCAGCCCTTCAAATCAAGACGGCTAAGGTATTCGAGCCGCTACTTCATCCATCCCGGTACAAGGGAGCGCACGGCGGCCGAGGCTCTGGGAAGTCGCACTTCTTCGGCGAGCTTGCTGTCGAGGATGCGCTTAGAGCTCCTGGTGACTTCGGAGAAGGCCTGCGAATGGTCTGCATCCGCGAAGTCCAGCGCGACCTAACGCAGAGCTCCAAGCTGCTGATCGAGGACAAGATCAGGCGCCTGAAACTAACCGAGGCTGATGGTTTTAAAATCTGGAATGACCGGATCGAATTTCCCAAAGACGGGGTAGCGATCTTCAAGGGCATGAAGGACTACTCAGCAGAGTCGGTCAAGTCCTTGGAGGGTTTCCACCGAGCTTGGATGGAAGAGGCTCAATCGGTATCGGCGCGTTCGCTGTCGTTGCTGCGTCCCACTATTCGAGCGCCTGGTTCTGAAATCTGGGCGAGTTGGAACCCGACACGCAAAAGTGATGCAGTCGATGATTTCTTCCGTGGCTCGCAAGGCAAGCCAAAGGGTGCGACGATTGTTCAGGCCAACTGGCGGGACAATCCGTTCTGGACGCCAGAACTCGAAGCCGAGCGCCAGATTGAATTAGAGCGCTATCCCGAGCGCTACGACCACACCTACGAAGGTGGGTATGCCGCCGCGTTCGAGGGTGCCTACTTCGCCGGGCTGCTCTCAGAGGCCAAGCGCAAGGGCAGGATAGGCGCTGTTGCCGCCGACCCATTGTTGCCGCTTCGCGCCTTCCACGATCTGGGCGGCTCTGGAGCCACGGCAGACGCCTATACGATCTGGATTGTCCAATGGGTTGGCGATCAGATCAAGGTACTCGACTATTACGAATCTGTCGGCCAGGTCCTCGCGCATCACGTCAACTGGATGCGGACCAACGGCTACGAGCAGGCAATCAATTACCTGCCTCACGATGGTGTCAACCCTGACAACATCCAGGGGCTGAAATACGCGACTCACTGGGAGCAGGCCGGGTTCAAGGTCGAGCCTCCCGTCAAGAACCAGGGCAAGGGCGCTGCCTCGATGCGAGTTGAGGCGGTCCGCCGCCTTGGTCCAAAGCTCTGGTTCAACGAAGCAACAACGGAGCCCGGGCGCCAGGCGCTGGGCTTCTATCACGAGAAGAAAGACGAAAACCGCAATGTTGGTCTCGGTCCTGATCATGATTGGTCGTCGCATGCTGCGGACGCGTTCGGCCTGATGGCTATCTGTTACGAGGA